TGTGGAGCTTCGCCTGCAGCACGCCGAGCGCCGCCCACGCCTGCTCTTCGGTCTTCGCGCTCTTCGTCCAGCGCCGGCCGCCCGGCATCGTCACGCTGGCGACCCAGTCGCCGCGGCTGCGCTGGTAGACACTGCCGGCGTTATTCGCGCGTTTGGCTTTCGGCTCGTCGGCCTGCCGCTTCGTCATCGGCACATTCTACGGAACTCCTGACTCTCTCTTAACTACTTAACAAGTATTTACATTTATGTGTGTATATATATGGAAGGGTCCCAGGACGCCGCCTGTGGACAAGTCCCTTGCCAGCATATCGCCACTGTGCTTACCTTCTGCTGTGGATGTCGAACGCGAGTGGTCGCCCGCCCTCGCGAAACGTGAGCTCCAACCTGATATAATTCAGGCACAGTTAAATGAAGAGGTCCGGCGGTGCTAGTAACACCCCGGACCGTGGCAAACCGATTGGAGGTCGGAATGCGTACCCAGTTTACCCTGTCGTGTCCCCAATGTGGCGGTTCATTCCTGACGATTGACCGAAGGCAGAAGTGTTGCAGCCTACAGTGCAGCCGCGCTCGATCGTCCGTAGTACGGAAAGGGCAACCCGGACGGCCAGTCTCTGAGGAGGCGCGTCTCAAGATCAAAGCTGCCTTGACAGGTCGAATAGTCAGCGACGAAACACGAGCAAAGCTATCCGCTGTTCGTACGGGCAAGAAGCGCGGTGCTCTCAGCGACGAAACCCGAGCCAAGATAGCTGCCGCCAATACGGGAAAGAAGTGGTCTACCGCGCAACGTGCGAAGTTTTCAGCATCCCGGAAGGGTGTGAGCACGACCTTGAGTCCTGAAGGTCTGGCCGCCATTCGCAAGTCCGCTACGGAGCGAGTACGGAGCCCGGAGGAACGAGCCAGACGTTCTGCGGCAGCGATGGGACATCCGGTTTCAGAAAGCGTTCGCCGTGCGGTTTCAGCCGCGCATACTGGCCGAAAGCATTCGGCTGAAGCAACGGCCCAACGTGCCGAAAAGCTTCGGCAATTCTGGGCGAACGCCAGTCCTGAGAAGCGTGCGCAACGTGCCGAGTATGCCCAACAAAATCTTGCCCGGAGATACGGTACGGGCAAACTTGGACTCACGAAGCCGGAACAGTCGATGGCTGCTCGATTGACGGAGCAAGGAGTCGTCTATGAAGCGCAACACGTCATTGGGTCGTTCCTCGTTGACTTCTACCTTCCGGCGACGAACACCATCATCGAAGTGAACGGTTGTTACTGGCACGGCTGTCGACCTTGTGGATTTGAGGCGCACAATCTGAAGGGGCAGGCCCGTGACAAACGCAAAGCCACCTATTTCGCGAAGCACGGCTACAAGCTCATTACCGTCTGGGAGCATGACCTCACTTGATCCGGTTGCCTGGACGCAGACGCTTTGCCGAAAGGAACTTCAACATCTGATTTGTTGCTCCCCCGAGCTCGGTCCCTGCAATCTTCGCGTCGTCGAATCCGAACGCCGGCGCATGGGACCGCCCGAGTGGGCACGCTTCCAAATTGCGGCCCACGTCCGCGCCGACGTCACCGTGGCCCTCGCAACGCTCTGGCCCGTGACCGCCGGCCTCGACTGGGAGCACCTCGCCGATGGTCAGGTCCGCGAGCTCCCGCCGGCCGTCCAGGCACTCTGGACATTAATCATCATGGGTCCATACAGCACGCATGAGGGCCGCGTGCCCATCCCCGCCGGCCAGTCCCCGCTCTCCCGCTTCGGCATGCTCACCTGGGCCGCCGCCGAACGCATCACCCGCCGCAACCACAAAGTCATCGCCCAGGTCATCGACGCCGCCATCAGCGATATCGTTCGCGTGCTCAACGGCCCGGCGAGCACCGGCCCGCTCCCGCGCTACGTGCCCGGTATCGTCTGCACGCCCCGCCACCACGAGTTCAGCGTCTCCGGCAATCCGCCGGCAGCCGGCGCCCGCTGCTTCTGCGGCCGCAAAGTCTTCGACCCGCAGCCACCAGGATTAGTACCGCAATTGGTGACAATTCGTCACTCAGACGTTGCGGATGTACCGCTTCACAGTCCTGACACTGATTAGGTATTCCTGCGCGAGATCGTCAAGTGCTTCGCCGTTGGCTGACCGCTGACGAATACGCTCAATGTCCGCAATCCCGAGCTTCTTGCCTCGCCCGCGTCCCTTGGTGCGCATATCGTCCATGTTGTCTTTGCCGGTTCCTAGCCAGAGGTGATCAGGATTCACACAGCTGGGAACGTCGCACGAATGGCAAACAGCGAGGCCATCGGGAATCGCTCCATGCTTCAGTTCATAGGAATAGCGATGCGTCGTCGTGAAACGTTTGTGTGGGGTAAAGACGCCGTACCCGCCGCCGTTCTTGGTGCCAGTCCAAAGCCAGCACGTCTCGGTTTTGGTCACTTGCGCCCAGAACTTTTCTTCGAGATCGATGCTGGCCCAGTGCGCGTTACCAGCTTGAAGCGGCGAGGTATTCGCGCAAATCCGTGAACAGAACTTGCCACGGCCGCGGCGAAGGTTCGAAGCAAATGCCCGGAAGGGAGATTGGCACGCTGGGCAAACGACGGTGGTAGACTGCTGGTGCATCAATTCCTCCAAGAATTGGTGTCGCGGCCCCGGCTCTCGTAAGGAGCGCGGGGTCATTTCTCTTCGTGAATTTTAGCAGTTGCCTTGCCAAGTCCGAAGACTTTCGTCGTCAGAAAACGCGGGCGATTGACAAGTCTCTTGACAATTCGTCCACGCCCCCTGACGATACGCGCTAGCTGGTGGAAATATCGCCAGCCCACGCCCCGACCGCCATCCGGCCGGGGCGTCTTCCGTTTAAGGAGCCCATGCCGCCTCCCGCGCTCACCATCCGCGACCGCGTGATCGAGCTCCGTCGCGTCCGCGCCGGCGACCTCCTGCCGCACCCCGGCAACTGGCGCCGCCACCCGCCGGCCCAGCGCGCCGCCCTCGCCGGCATCCTCGACGAAGTCGGCTACGCCGGCGCCGTCCTTGCCCGCGAGACGCCCGACGGCCTCATGCTTATCGACGGCCACCTCCGCGCCGAGACGACGCCCGATCAGGCCATCCCCGTGCTTGTGCTCGACGTGAGCGCCGACGAGGCCGCCAAGCTGCTCGCGACGATGGATCCCTTAGCGGCGATGGCCGAGGCCGACAGCGCCGCGCTCGACGCGCTCCTGCGCGATGTGGATACGAGCTCCGCGGCGCTGCAGACGATGCTCGCCGACCTGGCGAAGAACGCCGGCATCGCGCCGGCGTTCGAGCCGGTCGATATTGAGGAACAGCGACGCCTAGATGAACGAGCAAAAGTCACGTGTCCCGAATGCGGCTGTGAATTTACGCCTTGATTGGTGTAGTCACGAGGCGGCGCTCTTTGCCTGCCAACACTGGCACTACTCACGGAAGCTGTCGGCCGGCGCGAATGTTTATATCGGTGTCTGGGAAAATGACAAGTTTATCGGGGTGGTTGTGTTCGGAATGGGTTCGGGACGTGCGACTGTTGGAACGAAGTACGGACTGAAGAAATCATTGAAATGGCTGAGCTTACTCGTATTGCGTTGACCAAACACGAAACGCCAGTTAGTCGCATCGTGGCAATTGCGCTCAGGATGCTGAAGCGGCAGTCGCCGAAACTTCGGTTAATCGTGTCTATGGCGGATTCTGGACAGGAACATATTGGGGCAATTTATCAGGCTGGAAACTGGATATTCGCAGGGACATCTCAGGGAATCGAAACATTGTCTCAAGGCGAATGGGTTCATCATCGCACCGCGACCGCTCGGGGCATTACGGCGGGATTACCGCATCGGCCGATGTTGCCGAAATACCGCTACCTGATGCCACTCGACGACGAGATGCGGAAACGTTTGGAGCCGCTGCGGCAACCCTACCCCAAACGCGCCGGAAGCATAGACAGCGATGCGCCTGCCGTTCCAAGCAGGATCGAGGGCGGTGCAACCCCGACCCCGGCGCTCCACGCCAACGAGCAACTGCCGGCGCTCGTTGCTATATAGAATGCACACCTAGAAAAATGGGCGCACCATCCATCTCCGACGACAAGATTATCGCGGCGCTCCAATCGTCACGCGGTCTGCTCTACGTTGCGGCGCGGTCGCTTGGTATCTCTCCGGTCACTATCTACAACCGGAAAGCCAAGAACCCAAAAATCCAGGAAGCGATCGCCAACGAACGCGAGTTCACCACCGACGCCGCCGAGGGCGCGCTCTACCGCGCCATCACCAACGGCGAAGCCTGGGCCGTCTGCTTCTACCTGAAAACCCAGGGCAAAAACCGCGGCTATGTCGAACGCCAAGAGCTCACCGGCAAGGACGGAGGACCGCTTGAGCACACGCTCGCCGTCAGCACCGTCGCCGTCGAAGCCGCCGAACGGGCTTTCTACCGCGCACTCCTCGAGCCCGCTGCTCTGGGCGGCCCAGAAGGCGACGATCATTCACCCCATCCAGGGACGAATGGCGTTTCATCCCTACCACTACCAAGCCGCCTTCCTGATGGACCGGGCGCCGCGCCGGCTGGTGCTCAAGGCCCGCCAGATCGGCTTTAGCCAGGTCGTCGCGCTCGAAGCCGTCCATACCGCCATCTTCGAGCCCGACAGCACCATCCTCTTCGTCTCCCGCAACCAGTCGCTCGCCGACAACCTGCTCGCCTACTGCGCGACGGCGATGAGCGGCCTTGGCGACGACATGCCGGCGCTCACCAAGCAGAACAACAGCGAGCTCAAGTTCGCGAACGGCAGCCACGTGCTTTCGCTGCCGGCAACCCGCTCGGCCGGGCGTGGCTTCGCGGCGAAGCGCGTCTACCTCGACGAGTACGCCTTCCAGGAATACGCCGGCGACATCTACCGTTCGGTCAGTCCCGCGGTCGGCCTCGGCGGGCGGCTCACCGTGCTCTCAACCCCGGACGGCCGCGGCAATCACTTCTACCAGCTGTGGGCCGGCATCGACGGCGGCGACTGGTCGCGCCATACCGTGCCCTGGCAGCAGTGCCCGGTGTACGACGCCGCGTGGTACGAACGCGAGCGCCCGAAGTACACCGCCGCCCAGTGGGCGAGCGAATACGAAACCGACTTCATCGCGAGCGGGCAGGCCGTCTTCAGCGCAGCCGACATCACGGCCGCGGCCGACGGCTGGACCGGGCTCGCCGAGCCGGCGCCGGAGCGCACGTATCTCACCGCCTGGGACATCGGCCGCCGGCGGGACGCGACGGTCGGCATCACGCTCGACATCACCGACGACGTGCACCACGTGGTCGCCTTCGAACGCGACCTCGGCCTGCCCTTCCCGGTCATTCAGCAGCGCATCGAGCAGCGCGCGCTCGCGTACCGCGGCCGCACCTACGTCGAGAGCAACGGTATCGGCGACCCGGTGATCGAGAACCTGACCCTTCCCGTGACGCCGTTCCTCACGACCGCGAAGACGAAGACGCAGGCGATTACGTCGCTTGCCCTGGCGATGGAGAATGCTACGTTCAAACATGCGATTCCCCAGCTTGCCCTTGAGCAGCATCTCTACCAGTGGCAGGACGAGCAGCTGGTGCAGGACTGCGTCATGGCCGCGGCGATCGCCGTCCACCAGGCCGCGCGGCTGCGGGAGATCACCGACCTCGATCGCGAGACGGCCGAAGTACTCGCCGGATTCGTGGGCCGCTAGTGGTGGACCGATGTGGCTAGCTGGTGGAATAGAGTGACGATGGCCACGAGCGCCGCCTACACCACCTGGCGGCGTGTTTACCAGGACCCGGCCGACATCCAGGGCGGCAAGTTCGAGACGCGCTCCGACTGGTATCGGACGCTCTGGAGCTACTACGACAATTCGGCCTTCGAAGATCTCGCGCGCTGGTCGGGCTATAAGAAGACCTACAGCCTGTATCGCCAGACTCGTTTTGTATACAATCCCACGAGAAGACTCGTGGATTTCTACGCCGGGCAGGTGTACCCGGGCGTGCTCAGCGATGACGGCGCCGAGCTCCCCGAAGGCATCCCGAGCGCCATCCCGCTCGCCGACGACACGCCGATTGCCCTCCAGGCCGCCATCGGGCAGCTGTGGCAGTGGAGCAACTGGCAGGCGGGCAAGAGCGTCTTCGTCCGCTACGGCGCCGCGACCGGCTCGGCGCTCGTCGAAGTCGTCGACGACCTCGAACGCGCCAAGGTGACGCTGGCCAATGTCTGGCCCGGCCACGTGCGCGACCTGCACCTCGACGCGACCGGCAACGTCAAGAGCTACACCATCGAATACACCGCCTACGACGACGAGCAGAAGCGCGAGTACCAGTTCGCCAAGAGCGTCGACGACGAATGGTTCCGCACGTTCCGCGACGGCAAGCCCTGGGCGCCGGACGGCGGCGACAGCGAATACCCGAATCCGTACGGCTTCGTGCCGGCCTGCTGGGTGAAGCACCGCGACCTCGGCGGCGACCACGGCGCGCCGGCCATCCACGGCTCCCTGGGCAAGATTGACGAGCTCAACTCGCTCGCCAGTCACGTGCATGACCAGATCCACAAGGTGATCGGCGCGCCGATGATTATTTTCAGCGAGGGCAGCATCGGCAACCTGCTCGGCCGCCCGAAGCGCGGCGACACCGACGAGCTGGCCGTGCCGGAAGAAGACCGCGAAAGCCTGCTGCTCCTCAAAGGGCCGCAAGGCGGCAGCGTGGCCAGTCTCGCCGGCGACCTCGATCTGGGCCAGGCCATGCCGTACCTCGAATCGCTGCTCACCGAGATTGAGCGTGACTATCCCGAGCTCGGCATGTACCGCGACCTGCGCCAGATGACGCAAGTGACCGGGCCGGGCGCGCAGCGGGTCATGGGCGACGTGGCGGCGAACGTCTGGGAATCGGCGGCGAACTATGACCAGCAACTCATGAAGGCCCAGCAGATGGCAATTGCCATCGGTGGCTGGCGGGCGAGCACCGGCGCGTGGGGATCGAGCCTCACCCGGCAGCAAGTGAAGTTCCGGCCGTTCAACCTGGACAGCTACGCGAAGGGCGACCTCGACCACACGATTATGCCGCGCCCGCTGATCCCCGTGACTGAGGCCGAACGGCTCGCCGGCGAACGCCAGAAGGTCACGCTCGAAGCCGACCGCAACATGTTGACGGGCGAGACGGCGGGCATCGCCGCCCGGCTGACGGCCGCCGCGGGCGCGTGACCGATACCGAGCTGCAGGCCAAGCTGCTCTACTGGCAGAATCGGCTCAGACTGCGCGACTGGCACATCACCGCCGCGTTCTCCGACATTCGCAAGCTGGCCGGCTGCGTCGGCGATTCGACCGTCGTCTGGTCGTCGAAGTCGGCCCACATCCGGCTCATGCACGAAGCCGACTACGACCCGGAACGGCTGGCCGATTCGCCCATCGACGGCGAGGAGGAGACGCTGATCCACGAATTGCTGCACTGCACGTTTGCCGGCATTCGGGCGACGGACCACACGCCGGAGTCCGACCTGCAGCACCAGGCCATTACCGCGCTGTCGATCGCGCTCCTCGAGGAGCACCGGCGTACAATAGGCGGCGATGAAGCGCGAAGATGTGGTGTCGTTCTTGGCGCGGGGCGTGCGGGACAAAACAGTCACGGAAGCTGAAGCCGTGGCCGCGCTCAAGCTGTTCGACGCCGGCCAGTTTCCGCTGACCGAGCTGCCCATCCCGCCGGAAGAAGCCATCACCGGCGTGACGCGCAAGACGATTGCGGACGCGATCGAGTAATCATGTAGTCGCACATTGGACAGCAATAGACTACAACGCGCATCCTAGACGGGACGACATGCATGCGCCCGGAGGTAGGATGACGAACGTGCGACGCGCGGACTATGGCGAAAACCGATTGCTCCTGCGGCCAGAGGAAGTGGCCGACATGCTGGCGCTCAGTCGGGCAACGATCTACCAGATGCTGAGAGATGACGAGCTCCCGTCGATTACGGTCGGGAAATCGCGCCGGATTCCGGTGCAGGCGCTCCACGACTGGGTGAACGAGCGCACCGGCGTGACGCGGCAGACGATTGAGGATGCGCTGGCATGAGTGACGACGAACTCGCGGGAATACGAAAGCGACAACAGCGCCGCGACGACAACTGGTATGGTTGGCCGCATTGGGACCAGACGTGGCTGAGTCGTGACGTGAAGCAACTGCTCGCTGAAGTCGACCGACT